TTTTCCCGACTGTAATGTTTTCGGGACGAACGACACGGATGGCAATGCGTGGATTGCAAAGCTGGGGAAACCCGACTTCAAGGTGGCGCTTGGCAGTCTCCCACGGTTTTGCCGCCTAAGTGTGGACGACTTCCCCGGCACGCCTTACATGACAGCAAACCCGAAGATGCGGCGCGTCATGCGGAAGCGGCTGGACAAACTGGGTCCGAGGCCGAAGATCGGGATCACTTGGCAGGGCGGCGTGGAGAGCACTGCGGTGCATCTGCGAAGCATTTTCCCAAAAGACCTGGCACCGATCCTTCGCCAGAATGCCGATTTCATATCCCTGCAATACACTCACGACGCCGTTGCAAATGTAGCAACGCTGCTGGAAGAGACCGGGCTGGTTATCCACCATTGGCCCGAGGCCGCGCAGGCAAAGAACATCGATCGGCCAGTGGCGCTGATCGCTGAACTGGACATGGTTATCACGGTCTGCCAGAGCGCGGTACATTTCGCCGGCGCAGTAGGTACACCCACCCTATGCCTGACACCGAGCAAGCCATCGTGGCGCTATGGCGTGACAGGCAATCTTCCCTGGTACAATTCGGTGGATTTGATACGGCAAGAAGGAGAAGATTGGGGATCGGCTATCCAGGAAGCAGCAGACAGACTTGCAGAGTTTATCAGCTATAGAGAAGAGGCGGCGGCATGATTACTGAAGAATACAGAGAGCAGAACAGGGAACTCCACGCCAATCCCAATTATGGCGTATCGGGTGCAAAGTGGGCGACGCTGGTGGGCGAGATATACGTCGCCCACGATTGTGCGTCCGTCCTCGACTATGGCTGCGGCAAGCAGACGCTCGGCCAGGCTGCGCCACACCTGATGATACGCGGGTACGATCCCTGCATTGAGGGTCTGGACGATCTGCCTGATCCTGCCGACTTGGTAGTCTGTGGCGATGTCATGGAGCATGTCGAGGAAGAGCATGTAGACGCTGTTCTCGATCACATCCAGACGCTGGCGCGCAAGGTGGCGATGTTCGTGATAGCCACCCGGCCTGCAAAGAAGACACTACCGGACGGCAGAAACGCCCACATCACCCTCCACGATACAAACTGGTGGCTGGACAAGCTCATGCAACGGTGGTCGATCACAGCCCTCCAGGTTACCGAGGGGAAAGAGATCCTGTGCCTCGGAAACAAGAGGGCGGTCCAATGAAACCGTTCAAGGTATTCATGGGCTACGATCCCATCGATGACCGGGCATTCAAAGCCTGTAGCTATAGCCTGCGGGCGCACGCCACCATTCCGGTGGAGATTATCCCTATCTGGGACATGCCTCTCAGACAGGCGGAAATCTACTGGAGAGCGCACCGTGTATCGGATGGAATAGGAGAGCCTTTTGTCAACGGTCAGATGCTTGGGACGGATGAACGGCCATTCTCGTCTGCATTCTCGTTCGCCCGGTTTGGAACGCCGATTATGGCGGACTACACCGACGACCTCGTCCTGTTCTGCGATCCTGACATGCTCTGGCGTGGCGATATCGCTGACCTACTGGACGACACATATGCCCATAAGGCGCTCTGGTGCGTGCAGCATGACCACACTCCGAGCACTGCCGAGCTAAAGATGTACGGGTGCGCTCAGACCAATTACTACCGGAAGAACTGGTCGAGCTTCATGTTGATGCGGCCGAGCCTCTGCCGATCGATGAACACCTATAAACTGAACCACTGGACGGGCGCCGATCTTCATGCCCTGAAGTGGCTCGATGATGAAATGATTGGATCGCTGGATGAGCGGTGGAACTGGCTAGAGGGCTGGTCTACATCCGACGATCCGAAGGTATTACACTACACTCGCGGTACTCCCGACATGACCCATGCGCCGAAGGACATGCCTTTTGCACATGAGTGGTGGGATGCCTATCACGCGGCACTGGCGAGCGAGATTGAGAAAACAGCGCCGAAATTGAAGGCGGTCGTATAGTGCGCCGCCGGTCCATCATAAAGGAGTTTAACGATGGGATCATCCAAGACGAGCAGAAGTGGACCGGGCTGGTCAGCACCGAACACGCCTGGGAACATAGCAAACGCAAAGCAGACCTATTCCAAGGGCAGCCGCAGCACAGCAGAAGGCACGCACGAGAACAGCGGGCCGGCGATGCGGGGCGGGATGTCCAAGGGAGCGCGGAACAAGTCGTCCAGCGGCAAGACGAGCGCGAAGAACAGCGGCCCATACGGACAGTCGTAAGGGGCGCCTGCCGGCATTGTGGCAAGCATATTGGTAGAGGTGTGGCATTCCATGAGAAGCATTGCAAATGACTGACACAGCCAATATGCGGACAAGGATAGCGGACGAGCTTAACCGGCAGCCGAGTGAGATTATCGGCAGCCCGAGCTTGTCCGTTGGCCTTGTGATCAACCGGGAAATCAACTCAGCGATCAAGCATTACGAGAGCATGCGGACATCGTGGTCGGAGGTGAAGGACGCGGTATTTGGCGAGACAACATCCGGCCAACGGTCCTACAGCCTGTCCACATCGAATATCCGCTGGCTGAAGATCGACAGCATGAAGCTGGAATACAACAGCTCTTACATCAATCTCAAGCCGATTACCTGGTCCGAGATGGAGGAGCGGGACCGCCAGATCACCGGCTCGACGGGCATCCCTCAGAACTATGTGATCTATGCGAAACAGGTTCGGATGTATCCGGTGCCCAATGCGTCGATGACTATCCTGATGAGCTATCTTGAGAGACCGCTTTTAACGTCCCTGACCGGCAGTTTCACCGGGACTGGATCACAGACACCGACATCGACGGCATCGCATAACAATCGCCTTGGCGGGTGGTTCGACGACGGGGCTGCGTTAATCCGCGCCAGGGCGAAGGCCGCGGTGCAGATCAAGTACCTGAGAGACGGCAACGCCACGGCGGAAGCGGCGCTGATCGCACAGGGTGGAGGAGCCTTCCTGTCGATGGTTGAAAAGCAGGCGTATGAGCAACTGACCGACGAGATACAAGACCAGTTATCCACTGGCAGACTGAAGCCCTACTCCATATGAGTAAGACACCATTCATACCGTTTCCGGGTTGGAGTCCAGACCGAGTTGACAACTTCTCCGGTGGCAGCACCGAGGCGCTCAACGTCATCCCTACGGTGGACGGCTTCAGGCCGTTGAAGAGCTTCACCCGGTTTTCGGCGACGGCTCTTGGTGCCCGGTGCCGAGGGTTTGTCGCGGCGAAAGATAACAACAATGACGCCCACTTTTACGCAGGCGACAAGACGAAACTGTATAAGCTGATTAACGTGTCTTTCACGGATGCAAGCAGCAGCGTATCTGGCACCTACGACCTTGGCACAGCCGGCGTCTGGGAGTTCGCCCAGTTCGGCACCCGCATCATAGCGACCGGCGCGCCTGGCTTTGTGCCGCAGCAAGCGACACTGGGCAGCCTGACGTTCAGCACCACGCTGATCACATCGACCGATAAGCCATCGAGCGTGAAGCACATTGCTGCGCTGCGCGACTTCCTGGTGCTGGGCAATATGTCCTCCGCGGCCGGAGGCCTAACACCGTCGAGGGTGTGGTGGTCAGGTATCAGAGATCCACAGGATTTCTCGCCCAACCAGGCGACACAATGCGACTACCAGGATTTCCAGTTTGGCGGTCAGGTGCAGAAGATATACGGCTCCGTGGAATACGCTCTGGTGTTTCAGGAAGAAGTCGTCCGCCGGATGAATTATGTCGGCGCTCCTGCGGTATTCGACATCCAGGTGGTTGACCGGCGCCGCGGCACGCTGATCCCGAATAGCGTCATCGGCTGGGGCCGGTTTGTTTTCTGGATCGCTCCAGAAGGCTTTATGATGACGGACGGGACCGAGAGCGTCCCAATAGGAGAGAACCTGGTTGACGATGCCTTCTATGCGGCATTCGATGCACAGTATGCTCACCTTGTCCATTCGGCGGTCGATCCGGTTTTGAAGAATGTCTTCTGGTCATTTCCTGGCGCGGGCAATACTGGAGAGAATAACGAACTATTCGTATATCACTGGCCTGACAAGCGGTGGTCGCATTCCAACGTCGGCCTGCTGTGCATCGGCGGTGTGGCGAGGGGT